CGTAGTCTTATCTTCTGCTTTGCTTAGGTCAATATCGAGAACACCCAATAGATTTTCGATTTTCTTAGTGATAATGCTTTCTTCCATTTCACTAGTATCAAATGGCAGTTCTTTAAACCAGTCTGGAATACGCAACTCGTCTGTAGGATAACCAATACTAGTAAATCCCATGGTGTTTGGCTTTAGTTTACAAACGATAGTTTTCATACCATCTACAATTTCCAAACTAAATTTATCGCTGTTTAATTTACGTAGGCGATTCCAATTAATTGCAGCACGAACATGGCCTGGCATGTTTGCTTTGCCTTTATATATTTCTTCGCCGCCTTTTTTGTCCCACTCTAGACCTGAGTAATACGTTAACTTGTTAACACGCTTTGGCGTTCCAATTTCCCAGGGGTCCATATCACGAAATTCTCTGCGAAATTCAATAATGCGTTGGATAAGCTCATCGTTTTTACTGCCTGTTAGTGTCATGAGCAGTAGTTCATTTAGAAAGTCTTGCATAAAAGCCGGAGTATCTGAACGTTTTAGATCCAATCCCATAGCTTTAACTTTGCCCGGCTTGCCATTCTGATCTTCACGATATCCTTCGTTATCATACACAAGAATTGCATAACGTTTCTTTTTAATAAAGATACCCGCACTCGCACAAACTTCACGGCCTGCAGCAATAATTTCGCCCTGTGTTCGATTTAAAACATTATGTGCTTGGGCCATATAATCAGGAAACGTTATGTTAGCTTGCTCACACACTTCATCATAAATTGCTGTAATAGTGTCTTTGTTCCAGTCTATTTCGCCAGTTTCAATTTGCTCTTTAAATACAGGATAAGCACTAAAGTACACTGAGTCAGTGTCGCCGTAAATAATTGCATTGCCTGTATGATTGTACTCGCCAGTAAACAATTCATTGACTTTTGCTGCCATGTGTCTAGCAATAGTACGCCCAGTCAATGTAGTGCTTTGACCCATGCGTGGGTCATTAAACCTTGACCCAGGATTCAACAGTGCGCCGTACAAACTGTTCAAGTTAATTTTTTTAACCAATTGCCGTTTATCCCAATAAGCAAATTTGTTATCATCTACACCCTTTGCTTCTTTTGCGTTTTTTTGCAACTCCTTGCGTTCAGCATACCATCGCTCTAGCAGTCCAGGAATAATGCCCTTTTTTTCCTGATTAACAATTGTGCCATTACTGGTAAGCACCCATGGTTGTCCACTTTCAAAAATAATTTGATAGATTTCTGCACCAGTAGCAGGAAGTTCTTCGCCGTTTTCAAAGTCAATATAAAGTAATGTCTCTTGGTCTTTAGCCATAACAAGCTCATATTCTGGCGCTGCAAATCTTCCTTCCCATGCACGTGCAGGTTCCCATTTGAAATCTTCTAATAGGGGGACTGTTAAAGTATGCCTAATTTGACCAACAATAGTTTCAGTACTTAAATTTAAACTACGCAAAATACTTGGGTACAGACTGTTTAAGTCCATACTTCCAATCCATTCGTGATATCCTACCTTGGGAGTTGCTACATATGCTCCAGCGGCAGCTACACTTTTGGGATAATGGTTTTGTATTTTGTCGTGTTCTTTATCTGGCACTATTAAACCACGACGATGGGCTTCGTTTACAATCGCTTGGTCTGTAACAGCAACAGCACCCATTGTAGTTTGAACAAGAACTGTGTTGTCATGCGCAATAACGTTTGCAAGATCAATAAATTGTAGTTTTTTGTCTAGCTTAACTAGTAGTTCAACATCTTGTCTGTTATAGTCAATAAATGTGTAAAAGTCTTTGTTGTATAACTGATCTAGTGTGCCTTGATATGCAAGTTTACGTTCGTCAAGTTCATACTCGCCGATGGCGTCCAAACTATATGAATGCATCTCATGATAGGTATACTTCATGTACAGTTGCATATAATCCAAGTGTAGACGTCCGATAGTGTCAAACGTTTCTTGTGCTTTGCCATAGCGTTCAAATTCACGACGTTTAGGATATTGATTCCATAAGCAAAACCTCTTGGTGTGTTCTTTACCAAGAACTCTTGCTACACGATTGACCATATATGGAATATCAAACCCTTCACTATTCCAACCACTCATTACATCTGCATCATCAATTAGATCCAAGAACGTTTGTAACAGTTCACGTTCATTATCCATGAGAAGAGTATCAGGAAATTTATTACAAATTTCTGTTGCTGTTTCACGTGTCAATGTATTTGGTTTACATACAAGACAAATGGTTCTGTCAAGCCAGTTTAGATGAACTGCAATTGCAGTTACTGGATTAAACGGATCAGTTGGGTCCGCATATCCTAATTCTTTATTGAAATCAACTTCAATATCGAAAAATGCAGTGTTTAGTGTTGGCGGTTCTTGGCCGAGATAGTTATCTGCAAGACATCGAAATACTGGATTAATGTCGCTTTCAAACAACTTTTGATTACTATAAAGTTTTTTTTCTTTTTTAAATGCTTTTCCGTTGGTAGTTGTAAATCGTGAAAGTTTATCGCCAAAAATGCTTTCATATTTTCCACGATTGTCTTTGTAGTAAAACGTATAACGTGCAGGGTACTCGCGGTACTCCCTACGTCCGTTAGTACGTTCTGCTACGTATATAATATCTTTGTCTCTATCGTAATAAGCGTCTACATACATTAACTGTCAACAGCCTTTTGATATCTAATATTAATGATCTTTCCCTACCGCTGCTAATACTTCTTCGACTTGACTAAAGCCTTCTTGTACTTGTGCAAACTCGTTTTTATATGCAATACGGATTGCTTTGTTAATAACTGCTGGTTTCATATCTAGCTCTTCTGCTATCGCTTTGACAGTGTCAGTAAGCCCGCCTTTGAGAGTTTCAATTTCTGCTGTTACTTGAATACCTTCGTTAACAATTTGTTTGAGTTTAGTGATTTCAGAATCACTGAAAGAACGTGTAGGCATGTACTACTCCTTTAAGTTAATTGTAATATTATGAATATAAAACAAAAAAAGCGTTGTGTCAACGCTTTTTCAGTTCTAGCAGACTATTTTAAGTCTAACTTCCTTGGCCTCTATATTTTTTAAAGCTACGTTTTTGATTTTTGTTCATTGAACTTTTTTTAATCATAGCCATGTTATTGCCTTGCGAAGTTTTCTTTCTTTTTGGCGTTATAACAACGCTACTACCAATAGATATCTTTGCCATTTATTTGCCTTCGAGTTTGTTTAAACGCTCTTCAATTGCGTCTATCTTTGCTGTAATTTTTGGATACTTTTTCCTCCAAGCATCTTCTGGTTGTTGTAGCCAAGTAAGACCCCAGCGTTCTACTAAGTAATCAACCATACGGTCAAACTTGGCGTAACCCCATAATCCTAATCGTGTTGTGCTTAAATATGCTAATACCATAGCACCAGCAATACTACCTGCTATACTAGTATAGATCCAAGTTCTATCACTAGCCATATTCTGTATCATGTCCCACATACTTTACTCTGCTTTCCAGATAGTCCACGCACCATATGCCATTGCGCCATACGCAATTAAATTAATTGGTGCTAATATCATTGCCAAACCAACTACTATTAGTATCGCTCCATCCAATGTTGTTCTTTCTTTCAGTCTGCTTTTTAGCCAATTCATTATACTCTCTCCAATAATTGTTTCGATCATTAGTTGAAGTACGATTTTTTTCGTGTTCTTTCAACTTTTTAATATAATGATCGTAGTCCATATTAGTCCTCTCCGAACATCATAGCCAGTGATTTTGGGCCCATAACCCCATCAGGTGTTAACCCATTTTTTTCCTGCCATTTTTTAACATGAGCTTCGGTACCTGGTCCAAATACACCATCGGCACCAATCTCAAGTTCTTCTTGTACTGCTTTAACAGTTGGACCACGTGAACCTAAGCGAATAGTTTCGTAAACAACTTTACTTGGTTCCCAATGTCCGCTTAAAACTTCCATTGCATGTTGATAGTGTTTTTGTCTATCTTCAAGTCCAATATAGCCACCATTGATACGCTTTGTAGCACCTTTTACATCACGTGCATCTGCAAACTTGTTGATGTCGTTAGTATCCCAGAACCAGCAAGCACTGTCGAGTGCGCCTTTTTTAGTACGTACATATTCAGTAGCTTGTTCTGCAGTCATG